GAACTGCCGCAAGGTTCGAAGGCGCTCCTGACGCCGCATCGTATCGGGTGGGGCATATGAGGGCCGGACCTCTGCGCCATAAGTGCACTCTTCAGAGTTGCACTCTGGTGCCTGAACCGGGGGGCGGCAAGGCCGAACAGTGGGGCGTTCTTCGTGAATCCGTATGGGCCGAGATCGGACTACCCACCGGACGGCTCCAGCCGATTGCTGACCAGGTGCAGGCCGTAGTTACGGCCGAGGTCAAAGTACGCTACTCGCGAATTTTTGCGGCAGGCATGCGCCTGGTTCACAAATCCACTGGTGATACCTACCTGATTGAGGCTGCTCTCCCGGCTAACGAGCGCGACATGCTCCGCCTGCTGTGCTCCAACGTCATCAACCCCTGAGGAAAACCCCATGAAAGTAAGAGCCCTGGCTAATATTTCTGGCCCGATGGGTCGCAAGACCATTGGCGAAACCTTCGATGTGAAGGCAGAGGAAGGCCGCGTGCTGATCGAGAATCGGCAGGCAGAGGAGGTGTCGTCACCTGACAAACCTTCGTCCGCGCCTAAGCGCGCAGGTTCCGACCAGGAGGCCTAACATGGCTCGCCGCTCTCGGATGTCCGGCGACTTCAAGCTGCGTCGCCTGCTTCGGACTATTCACCAGACGGTGGACAACGAGGTCAGGACTTCAATGCAGGAGGGCGCTGAACGAATACTGGATAGCATGCGCCAGTTCATCCCGCGAGATACAGGCGCTGCGGCGAATGCCGTTACCGCATTCGTATCGAAAAGCGGCCTTGATGCTCAAATCGGGATCAGGGGTAAGAAAGCCAATAGGCGGTATTTCTACATGCGATTCATCGAGTACGGCACCAAGGGCTACTCGGGCAAAATCTACCGACGAGCTGACAGCAACGCAATTGGTGGTGTGCACACCAAGAATCGCGACACCACGCAGCTACGAGGGCGTCGCAACGGGTTGCGGCAGCGTGATGTTAAGAACAAGGCTGACGGCACCAACTTCTTCGGCAAATACCCTGACATTCCGGCGCGCCCTGCGCATCCGTGGCTTCGTCCAGCGATGGATGTAAACCGTGAATTCGTTTTGGCGAACATTCGTGCTGCCGTCGGCCGATCACTGTCGAAGGCAGCTAAGGGAGGTTGAATGTCCGATCCATCATTTGCGCTGCAGGTGGCTCTTCATGAAAGGCTGTCTTCTGGGTTGTCATGTCCAGTACATGACGGCGTTCCAGACAACAGCCCTTTCCCATACGTCACCATCGATAGTTCGATCGCCGACGAGGCAGACTTCCTGGCTAGCCGAAAAGATCAGCGTTTCTTGTACCTCTCTGTCTGGAGCCAGCACCGGGGGCAGAAGGAAGTGCACGAGATCATGTCTGCCATCGATTCGCTGCTGCATAACCAGCCACTGCCGATGGCCACCGGTCACGTCGTGTCTATGCAGGTGAGGCGCAAGCAGACCAAGCGCGAGCCTGACTGCGTCACTTACCAAGGCGCCGTAACCCTTAGCATCATCACCCAGCACTGATTCACCCTTGAATCCGCCGCGTTGCGGCATTTCACCTGTCCCAGGAGGACTACCCATGCCTGTTACTACCGCAGCCGGCACTCGAATCTACATCGGGCCGCGCCTTACCGCCGATCTACCCAAGGACTTGGCTGCCGCCAAGACACTGCTGGTAGGTATTACCTACACCCAAATCGGGGAAGTCGAGAATATCGGCGACTACGGCGACGAGGTGGGCGACGTTACCTTTGCCGCCCTTGCCGACTCGCGAACCCGTCACTTGAAAGGCCTGGCCGATGCCGGATCGGTCGATCTTTCTATCGGTCTGCTGGACGACGACGCCGGTCAGATTGCGCTGCAGGCTGCCCAGAAGGATCGCAGCCGCTTCGATTACCCGATCAAGGTCGAGTACGAAAGCGGATACGTGGACTACTTCGCCGCCAAGGTGATGTCGTCTCGCAAGCAGGTTGGTGGTGCAGAAGATGTGCTCAAGCGGGCAGTCACCATCGGCATCAACTCCGAGATCATCGAAGTCGAACCAACTCCGTGAAGTCGACCTGAGGCGCCTCCGGCTGGTCGCGCCTTTTTTGCTCAGTACCCAATACCAAGGAAACTCCAATGTCCAAGACCAATCACGGCACCGTCATCGTCGAGGCCGGCAGCGACAGCTTCACCCTGAAGGCCACGCTGCGAGCCGTGCGCGCCCTGGAGAACCGCTTCGGCGGTATTCTCCCAGCCATGCAACAGCTGGGCGCCGGCAACGTCACTGCCACTGCCTTCATCATCGCAGCCGGTGCTGGCATCGACACCAACAAGCGCAAAGAGCTCGAAGCGGTGGAAGAGGCCGTGTTCGAAGGCGGCGTGAACAAGGTTGGCAGCCAGGTGCTGCCGTTTGTACGGGCGCTGCTTAACCCCGGCGGCAAGACTGATGAAGAGCTCGAAGAGTCGCAGGGAAACGAACAGAGCGATCCGGCAACGGCAGCTACGTCGACGAACTCTTCGGAATAGCCACTGGGTGGCTGGGGTGGTCGCCGCGTGACGCCTGGGATACCCCGGTAGTCGAGATCATCCTGGCTTGGGAAGCGAAAGCTGACTTCCTGAAAAAAACCAATCCATTCGGCCAGTCGGAGACGAAGCCCTCCAAGGCGGCCGTAGCCAAAGACCTTCGGCGTGGCCTGCGGGGGGCTGCCGCATCTCGTCCGGCAGCTAACCATTGACCCGCCCAGGCGGGTTTTTTATCGCCTGGGGGAAACATGGCAGATACTGACGTTCAGGGCATGCTGGTCCGCATCGAGGCCACCACGGCCCAGCTTCGGCAAGAGATTGCGCGTGGCGAATCAGCGGTGGCGTCGACCTCGAAGAAAATGGATGCGAGCCTTTCCCGGGTCGATGACGCGTTTGATCGGGTGGGTGCTAGCGCGGAAAACGCTGGCGGCTTGCTGAAAAGCGCGCTAGCGGCAGCTGTGGGCGCTGTATCTGTCGGTACCATCCTCAAAGCTGCTGACTCCTATTCCCAGATGTCGGATCGTATTGGCCTGGCAACGAAGAGCTTTGGGGAATACAGCGCGGTTCAAGACAGGCTTTTGGCCACGGCGAATCGAACCTACCGCCCGTTGGAGGAGGCTCAAGAACTCTACATTCGTACGGCTGACAGCCTACGTTCGATGGGGCTCAGCGCTGATGAGTCAATGGACGTCATGGATAGCTTCAGCTATCTGCTGGTGACCAACTCTGCGTCTGTCGATAAGGCCAGCTCGGCAATTGACGCGTACTCCAAGGCGCTTCAGACCGGGAAGATCGAAGCCGACGGCTGGCAGTCCATCCTCGCGGCGATGCCAACCGTAGTGGACACCATCGCAGAGGCTACAGGGAAAAGTGCTGAGGAAATCCGTAGCCTGGGCGCTCAGGGCAAACTCAGTCTCGACACCCTCACCGAAGGCCTACAGAAGAGCGCGGTGGCCAATGGGCTTTTGGCTGACAGCATGGGGGTGGCGGTCCGCGACGCCCTGACCGCCCTCAACAACGCTTTCACCGTGTACGTGGGCCAGCTGAATGAATCCACGGACCTTGCTGGGGTGCTCGCGTCGGGCATCTCGGCGCTGGCGGAGAACTTCGGCACTATTGCCGAAGTAGCAGGAATCGCTGCCGCGGGTGCATTGGCCGTTTATGCGCGATCGCTTGCTACGTCTGCAGCAGGCTCTGTGCTGGCTACCAAGGCCGCCATTGAAGATGCCATGGCCCGTCGCGCTCAAGCGGCTACCGTTCTGCTGGCCGCCCAGGCGGATCAAAGGAAAGCGCAGACCGCAGTTTTTCTGGCTGAAAAAGAACTGGCCGCATCGAAGACGCGCATCAGCGGGATGGCCGTTGAAAAACAGCTTGCACTTCAGCTTGCAGAAGCGCGGATGGCCGAAACGCGGGCTACTGCTGCCGTCGGTGTTGCCCAGGGTGCCATCGTCGGTACTGGCCGTACCTTGCTAGGGCTGCTAGGCGGTCCTGCAGGTATTGCGATGCTGGCTGTTGGTGCCGCCACAGCATTTCTGACGCTGCGAGACAACACTGGCTCCCTGGAAAAGAAGCTCGGGGATCTGGCCGACCCAGTGGACAAGCTCGCCGAGCGCTTCAACAAGCTCAACAGGGCGACGCAGTCCGTCACACTGCGCGAGCTCCAGGCGAGCATTGAAGAAACACAGGACAAGCTGTCCCAGATGTCAGGGGCGATGGCGGATAAGTTCGAGTCCGATCTTCGAAACATGGGCGCCGCCGGCGCTGACGGCTTGATGGCCGGGCTAATCCCGCTGCCGGCCGAAGCGCAATCTGCGCTGGATCTGGTGCGGAAGGCCTCCCAGGACCAGGCCGCCGGTATCGCTGTAGATTGGAAGGCGGTCGCCGACCAATTGCGGGTGATGCCCGGGGTGACAGAGGAGATGGCGCGGGCTCTTGAGTCCAGCCAGCAACCGGTCACCGAGCTTTCCTCACTGCTACAAAATCAGAAGCAGGCATTCGCCGAGCTCACTGGTGCGACGGACGATAACACCCGTGCAGAGCGTGAAAATGCTGCTGCCAAGGCAACGGCAGCCGGGGAGGGGCAGAAGTACCTGGAGCAGCTGCAAAAGCAGCTCGCCACCTCGCAGGATAAGACCGCTCTCCAGGCTGCGAACCGGTTTATCGCTGAGAACACGCTGCTCACTGGCGAAATGGTGGTAGCGATTCGTTCGGCGGCCGCGGCAAAAGATGCCCAAAAAGCTGCCGACGCTGCGGCAACCAAGGCGACTCAAGATGGCGCTAGTGCTGCCAAAGAGGCTGCCACTCAAGCGAAGAACCACACCAAGGCGTTAACGGACCTCAAGTCGCAAGCAGATATCGCAATCAAGGCCGCCGAGGGTCTGGCGGCCGCCTATCAGTCTGGGACTGACCGTACTCGCGAGTTCGCGCTTCAACAGAAAGTGGAGGAAGCGATCCTCAGAACTGGTGCCAGCGTTCGTGACACCGTTACTGCCTCGATCCAGAAGCAGATGGACGCCGAGGACAGCCTGGCCATCAGTAAGCAAGCATTCGATCTGGAGAAGGAAGCCGCTGACCAGGTAGCGCTGGCCAAAGCAACGCTTCAGGGTGCCGATGCGCTCGAAACCTACAACGTCCAGAAGGCCATGCAGGTCGCTCTGGCGGGTAAGAACATCGCCGTGGGCAGCAGGGAGTATGAGCAGTTGCTGGCTGCAACCAAGGCCCAGCAAGCTGCGGTGAAGGTGGCAAAACAGGCGGCTGACGCCGGCGGCATTATGGATCGACTGTATCCCGAGCAAAAGCTGCTGCGCGAGTACACCGAGGGGCAGGAGGCCTTGAACAAGGCCATGGAATTGGCCCCAGAAAGAACTTCCGAGTACCAGGAAGCCTTGCGTCTTCTTGGGCTTGAGTATGAGCAAAATAAGAGCGCCGCCACTGCCTGGGGCAAGTTCACGGAGGGTGCAGTCGACCGGGTAGATGATGCGTTTGCGAATGCTTGGAAGAACATCGGAAATGGGTTTGACGGTTTCGCGACCAGCCTGAAGGAGGGTTTCAAGCAGCTGCTGGCAGAACTGGCGCATATGGCTATCACGCGACCGATCGTAATGCAGATTGGTGCTGCTTTGGGCGTCGGTGGGCTGTCAGCGCAAACCAGCGGGCTGTTTGGCGGCTCTGCCGGAGGTGGGGGGGTGAGCCTTTCCAACCTGTGGTCTATGGGCAACAGCGCATACAGTGCCGCCACATCGGGCTTCGGTGCTGCGATCTCCGCCGGCTGGACCGCTGGCGAAGGATTTCTTGGCGGCCTGCAGGGGGCTATCAGTGGTGGCTACGGTTTCCTCAGTAACAGTATCAGCGGCCTCTTCAGTGGCGCCGGGACGGCTGCCGGTGCCAGCAGCGTTGGTTTCGGCCTCGGGCAGTCACTGGTTTCCGGTGGTGTCGGTTCTACCGGAGCTGCGGCCGGATCAGGCGCGAGCTATGCCACTGGAGCCGGCGGCGCGACCGCCCTTGGCGGGGCTCTTGCCGGGATCGGCGGCGCGCTGTACGGGTATGGTCAGTCGGGGCTCAAGGGCGCTGCTACAGGTGCTGCGGGCGGAGTCGGCGGGTACTATGCGGGCGCTGCGATCGGTTCTCTCGTTGGGCCGTTGGGCACCGTGATTGGCGGCGTCATCGGCTCGGCCCTTGGGAGTTTTGTGGGCGGCTCGCTCTTCGGCGGTAGCTGGCAAACCAAGGACACTG